CCTTCACCGACGCGCTACCACTAGAGGCGCAGTAGGCGTCGAGGTTGGTCTGTGATGCCCGGTCGGCTACGCGGCCGACGATGAGCATGATGGTGAACTGGTATTCGTCCGACCCGCGCCCGAAGGCCTGGTCGTAAGTGATGCGGCCCGGCATCACGACCGCGACGGGAGGCTGCGGGTTGTCGGGAATGTAGGCCGAGGACCGCAGGCCGCTGATGGTGGTGAGCCGGTTGGCGAGCCCGGTGCGCAGGTCGGTGAGCGCGGTCATGCGACACCGTTGACGCGGCGGTAGCCCTCAACGAGCTGCACGACGTCAGGGTCAAGGCCGCGGCTGACCCGCATAATTCCCATGTCGCCGAAGCCAGCCACGCCTAGGGGACTCTGCAAGCGGCTAAAGATCCTCGACGACTGCAAGATGGTGGCCTGCGTCACCGTGACCGGGATGTTGGGCCAGCCGAAGACAGCCCGCACCTTGATTGAATTCTCTGGCCCCGTGGGGAACGAGTAGTCGCCGATGGCGCGGATGCGGGTGAACGGCCACACAACCCCGCCGAGGTAGTCGTTGATGGGCTCGGGCTGGGCGTCGCCCTGCCCGCCAGCCGTGCCGATCGTCCAGGTCGTGTCGTACACGCCATCGAGGCCCGTGGACGTTTCGACCTGGGCGATGGAGCGGGCGTCGTCGATCTGCACGACGTAAGGGTTCTCAGTGTTGTAATAGCGGGTGACGGTGCCGGCGTTGATGAAGTTGCGCCCGCAGTAGGCGTCAATAAGGCGGGAGGCAGACTCAACAGCCATCTCAAGGAGGGCGTCGTCGGTGGCATCGCCGGACGGGATGCGCAGCGCAGACTTGATCTGCGCCAGGGTTGCGTAGCCGTTGCTAATCGCCACGGTCAGCCTCCGATTTCGTAATGCTTCCGCATCCAGTCGACGGTCAGGGGAAGTCCCTGAGCGAGCCTTGTGCGCGGGTTGTGGTGCAGCAGTGCCTTGGCCTTGGATATGTCAGGCTTCTTGCTTGTCACGTTGTGCTTGTCCAGCGGCAGGCGGTTCACCAAAGACGGGTGGGCGCCCGTGACCTCAAGCAGCATGTTTGCCATGTCCTCAACGCTGACGTACTCGTCGCCGCCGACGTTCACGGTCTCGCCTGGGGCGAAGCTCGTGGCCGCGTTGGCGAGGCTGACCAAGAAGTCGCCCTGATACATGAAGACCCGGTGGTAGTTCTCATACACCGTGATCGGCTTGCCCGTCAGCAGCCGGTAAGCGAAGAGGCAGACGACCGAGCGGTAGTCGTGGTACCGCTCGCCGGGGCCGTAGGCGTTGAAGAACCGCAGCGTCATGGTCTTGCTGCCGTAGCGGTCCGCAAAGTTGCGAATCTGCTCCTCGTTGACCCGCTTGCTGATCGCGTAGTCGTTGGTGAGGCGCGGCTGCGGGTTGTCGAGGAGGTAGCGCTCGTCGATGGCTTCGGCGTCGGCCTCACCGTAAACCTCGGAGGAGGAGGCAAAGACGTGACGGAAGCCGCGCTCACGTTGAAGCTCGAGCACGTTGCGGGTGCCGATGGCGTTGGTGCGCCAGACCTGCTCGTAGTGCTCCTCGCCGTTGATGCGCCCGAACTCGGCGGCCAGGTGGTAGACGAGGTCGAAGTCGCCGACGCGGTCAAAGGCGGCGCGCAGCTGCCGGTAGTCGGCGACGTCGGCGCGCACGGTCTGGGGCTGGCCGGTGTGCTGGAGTTCGATGCCCCAGACGTCGTGGCCGCGTTCCCGCAGCTCGGCGACCAGGGGGGCGCCCAACGTGCCAGCGGAGCCGGTGACAACGATCTTCATGCTGTTTCCTCCACAATTCGCCAGAACCGCTCGGGTTGCTGGGCGAGGACTGCCGCAGGGTCGCCAGGCTCTAGCCGCCCGACGAGGGAGTTGGTGACGATGTCGCAGCCAGCGAGGGTGGCCTCAATGACGACGAGGGGGCAGGCGTCCCGCTCCTTAGGGAGGTGGACGAAGTATTTAGCGCGGGCCATGTGCTCAAGCACGACCTCGTGCGGGGCGTTCTCCAACTCAACGAGTTCCACGTCGTGGCGCTGCGCCCAAATGCGGGCGTTGAGTTTCCCCTTGGCCGGGTGGCGTCTGCCCGCGAACAAGGCAAAAGGTCCCTTATCGGCGGGGGCGACGCAGTCCGGCGGAACCGGGGAATGGATAAAGGCGTCGGCGCGCCCAGTCCACTCGTTTTCCCAGCCCATGTGCGCGCGGCTCATCGTCAAGAACCGCGACGCCTGGCGGAACAGGTCAGCCTTGGCTGGTGTGCGATGTTGCGCGTGCTGCACCCAGACGATGGGCCTAAGAGCCGCTAGGAAATTCATAGAGGCTTCAGAGAGTTTGTCGGTGCCTCCGACTACTACCCGGTCAAACCAGCCGTCTGCGGCGCTCTCAGCCTCGTCTGGCTCGATGTACATGACCTCAACACCGGCTGGCGCCGCCGTGACCATGTAGTCGGTGTTCCGTTCCGCGCCACCCGCATACTTGCCCGGCAATAAGGCCTCGTGCCTTTCCTCAACCCTGGGGATGTGGTGCGTCACCCAGGCGACCCTCATGGCGCGAGCAGGACGTCTAGCGCCGGCCGCCAGTATTTGTCGAACACAACATCGGCGTCATAGTTGGCGGCAAAGTCGATGGCCTGCTGGGAGCGGCCCCGGCCACGCGCGTAGGCCGCCTCAAGGTTGTCAACGATGCTCGGCACGAGGGGCGTGAAGAACCAGCAGCCCTGGGGTGCGTCCCAGGCGGGCTGCACGTCGCAGAGCCAGCCGTCGCCAACGAGCTCGGGCTGGGCGGTGGCGTTGGACACGATGACTGGGGTGCCGCAAGCCTGGGCCTCAACGGCGGGGATGCCGAAGCCCTCGCCTCGGCTGGGCTGAAGCAGCACGTCCATGCCGGTGTAAATGCTGGCAAGGGCTTCCTTCGGGATGCCCATGCGGTAGGAGTAAGAGTCCGCGAAGGTGACCCGGTCCATCGGCACGCCCGTCGCAGCCAGCAGCGCCCGCAAGTCAAGGCCAGACATCGCTGGGCTCGGCTCGGTGTGCAAGTAGAGCCAGACGTCGTCGTGCTTCTGCATCACCATCGCGGCAGCGAGGAATGACTCGGCGAAGGACTTGCGATCCACCTGCCCCTTGTTGGCAGAAACCATCCCTATGACGTAGGCGTGGTCGGGGATGCCCATCCATGTGCGGGCGGGCACCTGGCCGTCGCTACCGTGCATCAACTCGGTCGGCTTGAAGACCTTGGTGTCAATGGCGTGCGGGACGTACAGCGCCTCAATGTCGTGGCGCTCAATCGCGTCAAGCCCGAACTGCGACATCGCAATGGGTGTCACGTTGGGGCGAGCAAGCCACTCGATGACTGGGGCCGGGGCGGGGAAGTGGTCGATGGGCACCCAGGAGGCAACGCGCTCCACATGGTCCCAGCCAGCGCCCTTGAAAACCCAGCAGTCGAACAGGGTGATGACGACGGCCTGCTGCCCAGTCGGCCGACCGAAGTCCATCGCATAGGCGGGGATGACGTCGTTGCTGTAGATGTCAAGGCCGCGGGGGTAGACCGGGAGGCCTTCCCACTCCATCGTTGAGCCCTCGAGCCCGTAGTTCGAGGCGATGGCTACTCGGTGGCCCGCTTGCTTGAGGCGCCGGGTGACTTGCTGCGTTTGCTCGCCGTAGCCGGTGCTGACCCAGGGGCTGTTTGACGCGAAGACGATGGCTCTTCGTGCAGCAGTCCCAGCCGAAGCAGCTGCTCCCTCTCGGGCGGCGGCACGTCGAGCGGGATTCCCAGAACGTGAATTGTTGCGAGTGTTTGAGGCTTTCGTGGCATGGGCCACCGTTTCTCCTAAGTGTGCGCAGGGGGTGTGGATGGCCCCGCCCCCCTGCGCAAAGGCGGGGCCATCCACGTCTAGGTGCCTAGTGACTAGGCGGTGCCGCCGGTGAACCGCTTGACGTGCGACGTCTGCGGCAGGTTGCCGTCGACGCGGATCTGGAAGCGGAGCGTGACCTGCCCGGTGTTGAAGGCGAAGTCGTCCGAACGGGCGACGTCGATGCCGCCCACAGTCCTGACATAGAAGCTAGGCAGATGCCCGGCCAAGACTGAGCGATTCCCGGAACCGACCGAGGCCATCGCTGGGTTCTCAATGATTCCGTACCCCAGGACGGTGTCATTTGCCGACGCGACCAGGCTAGGTGCGAAGACGTAGTCACCCGACGACGTCTTGAGCTTGCGCATGGCGCCAATGCTGGAGCCGTTCGCCATCACCCCGAAGCCGGGCAGGCGGCGAGCCGCACCATCCAGCGAGTAGACGAGGTCGATAAGGTCGTCAGCAGTGAACGCGCCAGTGCCGCGCGTGCCAGCGATAGCAGTGCCGCCCGTGATGCCCGCAGCAGCCGCAACGGCGATACCAGTCGGCTCCACAGTGCCGGTGCCAAGCGTCAGCTTGTCGTTCACGGCGTAGCCGATGGCGTTGCCGGCCTGCTGGCCGAGGAAGCCAATGACGTCAATGTTGCTGTCGGCCAGGAACTCCTGCGAGACCTGCACGATGAAGGCGTACTTGTAGGCCTTGAGCGTGGTCTTGCCGAAGGTCGGGTCCGACTCGTCGATCGTCGCGGCCTCAGCCTCGAAGCCGGCCGTTGACCAGGACGCGAGCGACGGGAGGACGAGGTCCTCGCCGGAGCCCGTGTTGAGGACGGTGACGACGGTCGGGTCGAGCATCGGGCCGACGAGGCGGGCCTGGTCGATGACGACATCGGAGAATGACGTCGGCACGGGGGCGTTGCTGCTGGTCTTGGCGATGTCGCGCTTCTCGAACTGGAACGAGTGCGCGCGGCGCTCGCCAGCCAGGATTGAGCGAAGAATGTCGGCGTCGGACTCGGCCGCAGCGGTGCGGGCCTCAACCGGGCGGGCGACATCTGCGACGCCACGCATGGCCTCAGCGATCTCAGCCTCACGCTTCTCAGCGGTGATGAGGGTGTCAATCATGGTGCGCTTCTCGTCAAGCTCCGCGAACGTGCGGTCGACGAACTCGCGCT